CATGTTATAACTCCTAAATTATTTAATGTCGTAATACTCTGTGATAGCTTTATCGACTGCTAACAAGTCGTTTTCGATATGCTCGTCCTCAAACATACCCAAAGGCGTTTTAACGGTGTCCACACCATTATTTTTAGTGCTGAATATGTAGGCCCCATTAATTACGTGCGTGCGTAATACAAGCGTTACCAAGCCTTCTACGGTAATCTTTTCATCCAATAGTTTGCCGATAGTTTTAGCCTTAATCTTGCCATTGTCATCTTCCTGCGTATGGCCTAAGATATACACGCGCTTATTGCCTTCAAGGTTTGACGCTGCCATAAGAATATCCCAGGCATTACGGGCAATCTCATTGTATTTTGCAAAAGCAGCATTGCCTGTTTCTTTATCTAAAACACGGCGCATAAATTCATTTGCCAGAATATACTGGAAGTCATCAATGATAATGATGGGGCGCTGCGTGGCTTGCATTATTTTAATGATCTGTGCTGAGTTATCAGTGACAAATAGATTGCCTTTAGGCGTGGTTTCTTTGTCGTAATAAGCCCATTCTTTAGCGCGGAAAGGTAATGGTTTTTTGACTGCCTGAATCAGTAAAGTTTGTTCGGGTTGCATATTGCGTAGGCTGGTAGATTTACCTGTGCCTGATTGTCCTAATATCATGGTAGCGATACTCATTTAATTCTCCAATTCTATAAATTCTTAAGTCTGTTTAAAGTATAACATTAATCAGTGAATACTGAATCTAAGTCTAAGCCGTGTTCTTTTATATAGCAGTCAACAAAACTATTTTCATTTTCTTCAAGCCACAGCTTATCAAATTTGTCCTGTGGAAGTTTATTGACCCAATCATCAAAAGATTTTCTAGTTAGCAATTCTTGCTGATGCTCTTCTTCCTGTAACTTGCTGATAGGTTCTTGCATTATTTATGCTCGATTGCTAAAAGTTCTTGTATCTTGCCATCAATCACATTCAAGCGTTGTTCGTTTTCTGCCAAGATAAGTTTGCGTTGTACTTGTAGGCCCTTTAATGTTTCTTTTACAGGGTCAAAGCCTTCAGGCATTTCGATTTCAATAGTATATGGCGCAACTTTGATATATCTTGGTTCGCCTTTATCCCACATCTCATTATCCGGATCAATTTCAATGAATCCAAAAGGCTGCCAAGAAGTGGTGGAGTTGAAATATATTGTTCCAACTAGTTTGATAGTTTGCATTTTGTGTGTCCTAACTAACAGTGATTGAGTAGTGTGGCTATCCAGTGAGTTAGCACCTTCAACTTGCGCTCATCTCCATGAGACCACAAGTCAATAGTGCCATACATTGGATATTATTTCAACTAGCGAACCTGAAAGCCATTATCAATGTTATACGGGTTGTTAATGGATTCGGTTGAATACTTGGAACCATAGCGCCCGTAAGGATTACTGATAGAATTGCTATCGTATTTATTGCCATTTAAGTTACCCCGATACTCCCCATCAGGTGTGTATATCTTAGGGCTGTTATAGTCATTGCGGTAATCAGGGGTACAGTAAATACCGCCATTATTCGCATAGCATTGAGCCTGGCCAGTAATGGGAAGTAGTAGTGCAATTAATAGTAAACTTTTCATGTTAAAACCCTTTCATGTTCATACGTTATTTAGGTTTGGCGTTGCGTTTCTGCGGACTCTTTAAGCCCATTTAATTGAACCGTCTTTATAGTGAACGGCTACATTAAAGCCATCCTCTTCTATTCTATGAAATTTATTATCTTCATCAAAAACGCTTTTACCGTAAATCTCGGGGGAATCTTTATAATCTCCTGAATCAACAGGATACCAACGATCACCACAGCATTCACAATCCTGACCTGTATCACAACCGTCAAAGTAAATACCTAATGATTCGGCAATTCTATTTGCTTCATCTGCATTGCTTGCCTCAACAATTACATAGCAGGTAATCCCTGTGGACTTATCAAGATGAAACGAACCGCCAGAATTATTCTGATTGAATAAAAAAAACATATATAACCCTCACTTTGTTACGGCATCATGTACCGTCAAGACCTGCAATCTAATTAAACATCTAAAGGGTTTAAGCTCTTAAACGCCCTAGTCAATGCTTTCTTTCTACTAAAAGTACAACAAGTTTGTTTATCATACTCTTTGATAAACTGTAATATCTTAATCACCCCATGCCACACCAAAGCCCCTAATACCATACCTACGTATATATCATTCATTTTTTAGTCACCAATGAGAAATAAATTGCTGCGTTAAGCCAGCCGAAGAAGTGAGTTATCGGGGTTATGTATTCTGGGAAGTAAAAACCACTAACCCCAAACCCTAAGAACACGCCACCAAAGAACAGTCCTGTGTAGCTCATGATTCCCTAGCCTTTAACATTGCATCAGCCATTCGATAAGAAAAATTCGCACAATTCTCGAACAATAACTCAGCCTCTTCTTCGGTCATTGCTGACTTTAAAAAGTAAGGGTCGATGTAAGCGTTCATAGCAGTCATTGCAAACTCATCCCGTAAGGTTTTAGTGTTAAGCTTTGATCTAGCTGCTTCATATTGCTGTTTTACTGATTCTGTAGATTTGTACATATAACCCTTTCTTGTTAATCTTGTTTCAGGTCTTGGCAATCATTCTGCCGTAATTAAGATTCTGGAAAATTCCAATACATTGGCAGCGTGCTTACACTAAGGCCGTTAATAGCAAGTTTGTGAGCCTCTTTAGCCTTATCAAGTTGATTTGCAAGGATAGAAATCTGTTTTTCTTTTCTTTTAATGAAGCTTGTCATTGCATCATCCTTGTTTACATGTGCAAACTTTTTTGTAGTGTTTGATTTAACAAATCTTTTTCTACCAACGTCAATCCAAACACCACACTGCGTTTCTTTTATTACTTCAAATTCGTCGCAAATTATGACTATATGTTGATTTGTAATTCTTCCACTTTCATAATCGTAATTAGCGGAAACTCTATCCCTATATCTATATAATTTCATAACGCCCTTTCAAATCGGCACGATCTAATTAAGATCACTGCACTGATTAACCTAATCTTGTTGTAACTTTCTTTCAATAGCTTCATTCATTAGCTTGCAATAACTGGCAGCAAATACTTCAAACTCTTGCTTAGTCTTAATTGCTGAATACAAAGTGCTAGAGTTTTCAAATTCACGATAAGCTATTAGTAAACTACGCTGTGCTGACCATAACGCTTCACTATCGGCATATTCATCAATTTCACGCGATACAGTCAACGCATCGTTAGAATCGAGATAGTCACCAACCTTATCGTTTAAAGTGTCTCTATGGCGCTCTAAACACTCTTCGTGCATGGTTTCTATTGGCATGATTAATCCTTTTTCATTAAATTCGTTATTTTGTATTGCGTATGCATCAATGTAGTCAATCAATTCTTGATAACGTAGAGATGCGCTATTTTCGCCGTAATCTTTAGCATGGCGGTAGGCTTGGCAAACGTTGTAAAACTCTTCTGATTCAATCGTTTTCATTTTACAATCTCGGTTATGGCATCATGTTTATTCGTTTCCACACTCGTATGAACATGAAAGGTTTTAAGGCTTTCTGGCTTACAGTAAACAGCTTTATTATCTGCCTTTAAATACTTTGCCATTGCTTGCCATTCTTCATCGGTTAAGTCGTAAAAGTTCATGATTAAACCTCTATCAATTCAACATTGATTCTAGTTAATCTGTAAAAAGTAAAGTCACGAACATAACCTTCGCTTCTTTCTTCAAGGGCATGGCATGCGTCTTTAACTGTTTCACCAAGCCCTGTGTACCCATCCAAATCTATTGCCAAATAAGTAAAATTCTCTATCTTGGTTTTTGCCATCATCTCTCTCCTATTAAATCATCTAAATACATAGTCCATAACACACTTCTACGGCCTAACCTCTCGGCTTACCTCCATGTGCTACAGGCTAGATACTCACGTGAAATCGTCACGTACGGATTAAACCGCTATAATTTCTAACTACCTTGCAAGGATTCTTTCTAATCATCTAAAAGCGGTGGACATATAAAAGTAACCTTTGGAAATTACTATCTATCCCCTTAATGATAGTTATATCCACCTGTTTTAAATGATTAGCAAATCTGTATTAAGTAGGTGGCTAGATGCGAACCTAGCTTGTTGCCTTTAACTGTGTAGCATTATTAATTTCACCCATCGGGCCTTTGATGGAGACATGAGAAATTCATGTTCAATACAAATTCCACCGTATCGCCTACGTATTACACCTACTTAATACAGATTCTATAAAACACTGAGAAACAACCGTCCTGATTACTTAGCTGACGCTTATTTCATCTTACGAGTTGCGTCTCAGTGGTTCCCAGTTTAACGATATTTAACTTAATGTCAATACCCTAAGACAAGAAAGTTTTAACATAAACCGCTTGCGCTTTTACCGATAGTCAATTATACTTTGGTTAAATGTTAAGGAGAAGCAATGGAAACGCTATTAGAATATGTGCTGCGCAAGCTTAAAGACGAGCAAATAAATGTGCCAGCAGTAGCAAGCGCAATAGGTACGAGCAAGCAGAATCTTTACAACATCATTAATACTGGTGATGGAAAAGCAAGCTTGATTGAAAAGTTAGCTAATCATTTTAGAAAGCTTGGTGAATAGCTAGTGAATAAGGTTAGTAGGCAGTTTAATAGAGTGAGAGATTGCTAAACCAATTTTGGATAATTAGATTGTGGCACTGAATAGCCACTGATACGCGAGGTAATTTATGTATAGCACGACAGCAATTACTAGAAAAGCACGCAAACAACATAGATGCCATAGCTGTGGTGAGCCTATTTTAATTGGCGAAGAATATGCAAGGTGGGCTTCATTTGATGACGTTTGCACAACCAGCAAAATGCACCAGGAATGCTTGGCTAGTTGGCATGATGCAGAAGGTAATTATTTTGAGTATTCATTATATAGCGGGGAAAGACCTGCTGTCGGTGAATATGGCAGAGTGCAACGTTAAGCCTAAAAACAAGATTAACCAAATAGGTTTTGATAACCCAATATATTACTAAAGGATACTAACTATGCAACCTACTAAAGAAGAACATACAAAAGAACCTTGGATAGCTGATAGCCATTACGTTATCACCGAAGGCCATACTCCAATTGCTTATTGCAACCATACTGATGCTTATGATGGGATTGGAGCTGCCAACGCTAAACGCATTGTGGCATGTGTAAATGCCTGCGCTGGAATCGCTACAGGCCATCTGGAAGGCATTAACGCTATTGAAAATCCTAGCCAAACTTACGAAGAACTAAAACAACGGAATGCGGAATTGCTACAAGTAATTAAAGATATTCAGCAATGGGTAAGAAAAGATGAAATTAGCTTTGAAACAATCATAGGCGCAATAGACGACATAACTGAGCAAGCCATCGCAAAGGCTACATCATGAACCTAACACAAGACAAAGTAATAGCAGCCGCTAAAGAGGCGGGATTACTTTATGAAATTACGGGAAAGCCCATTGTTAGAGTAAGAAACCGGCACGACAACGACATTCTTGAAGCAATATTCAAATTCGCTGAACTGCTAACCAATAGCGATGCAGAGCCAGTGGATGAACGTAAAGCGTTTATGGATTATTGGTTGAAAGACGTGCCAGAACAATTCAAAGCCAGAAGGATTGAAGAATTTTGGGCAGAAGACTATATGACCGAACGCAAAATAACTGCTTGGGAAGCATGGCAATACCGCGCCTCTCACTCTAAAGCAGAGCAGGATGCGGACACTAAGCGGCTAGATTGGCTTGATAAGCATAATGGTTATGTTGAGTTAACAACTAACCACGGCGTTTACTTCTACCCATCCTCGCCAGCTAGGGAAATCATCGACCAAGCCATTACTAAGGGATAAACAATGAGCGTCGCGTTTAGAGTTCTAAATAATAGAAATTATAAAAATTGTCCGAAGTTTATTAATTGGGATGCGCTTAACGAAGAATGGGCGCAGAAAAACCATTATCAGTCTCTTGAAATGTTAAACAGGCGCGGTGGATTAGACCCTACAGAAATTGTCGCCAATATTGAAAACAGGGAATGGCACCGTATGGATATAGATGAAGCCATTGAGCGCATAAAATCAATTGAATTTAAGGGATAAACAATCATGAGTATTAAACAACGGATTATCGAAGCGGTTAGCAATGTATTCAAAGACGAGATACACAACGCCAAAAGCGAGAACATGGGCGATTACGCTTACAGGCTTGAGTGCTTATTACCTAGTGTTATAGCTTTTGCTGAAAATGTAAAAGGGGATACTCAGCTACCTAATAGTGATGGCTATGCAGTTGTGGTGAAGCATAGAGGCGTAGCCGAATTGAAACATGTTATCGAATGCCTACGCGAAACAGCCACATATAACGACGAAGAAGGCGAAAGCACTAATTCGCTAGAAGAACTACTCGCGCTACTAACTGCTGCCGCCGCACCTACACCTGATGGGGATAGATTAGATGGCACATGGCAACCATCTAGCGCCAATGATGGAATGCGATTTCCAGAAGAATCAGACTTAATTGGCGGCCTAGAAGAAGTTCGTGGCCCTGATTGGATAGCGGCATCGTCTAAGAAGAGTGGATTAATAGATTGACCAAGCCATTACTAACAAAGAGGATAAGTAACATGGATATTATTCACAGATTAAGGATTCTTTCGGCTAAAGCTGACCCGCTAGAAGAAGCTCTTTTGATAGATGAAGCCGCAGAAGAAATAACACGCCTACGCAAGCAAATACCTGCTGGTTACAAAGTGGTACCTATAGAGACAGAGAGTGATGCTGAAAAGTATCGGTGGATTAAACAAAATTGCACAAGAAATATATTAGATATGGGCGGCAATCATTACTGGAGATTGCATAGCAGTAGCTTTGTTATGCGAGGGCTTACACTTGATGATGCCATTGACAAAGCAATGGTAGCAGCCAGCCCATTAATAGAAGGGAAGTAAACCATGCTGAAAAATGAAGCATTACTTAAATCAAAAGAGCCGCTGGAATTCTGGCGCAATGATGAACCTAAATGCCCTCATTGTGGCAAAGAGTGTACTATTTCTGAAAACGAATGGTGGAATTTGTACGAAGAAGGTGAGCATACAAAAGAATGTCCATCATGTGAAAGTGAATTTTTAATTAGCACGAATGTTGAATATTCATTTAGCACAGATCAACAAGATGATTAAACCCTTTATAGGTTAATAAGGTTCATTAAACCCCAAAACATTTTGGGTAATTTTGACATTGAAATTAAGTAGCACTGATACGCGAGGTAGCGAATGATCTACGCGAGAGAGAATCACAGAATATTTTTTATATTGCCGACACTGGCTTTTGGCTATGACTATGAAGGCGCATGGTTTATTGAGTTAGGTTGGATTAATTATGTTGTTGGATATGGAGAAATAAATGGATGAATTAAATGTAGTGCATAAAAAAGACTTATATGACGGTTTACGTGAACTGCAAATATCTCTTTATAAGCAAGGGAAACCAAATGGTTACTTAGATGATTTATTGAGAAGTCATACAGGAAGTCTTAAGAGTCCGCAGGATGCAACGCCAAGCCTAAACACCTAATGAACAATAAAGATTTTTGTATTTAATAGAGGTAATCAATGAAAACATTACAGGAACTAGCAATAGAAAAAGGCGCTATAGCTTTAGCCGTAAATTGCAAAGGCGACAAGTTGCTAGAAATCACTGGCACTCAACTCGAATCCCTAATCAACGAAGTTATCTCACAAAGAGCCGGAGAGCCAGTGGCTGAAATAAACTTTTACGGCAAAGTGCCTGGAATAATAACCCATCCAATAATTAATCAATTACAAGATGGCACCAAGCTTTACGCAATTAAACATCTACTAACCTAACCCTTCAACACCTTGGATTAAAAGATTCAAGGTCTAATCATAAATCGTGCCAAAGGAGTAACAAGTGAATAAAACTATGCAGTCAGACAGCTACAAAGCCGCCTTACACCAATCAAAACTAATTCCCCTAGGTAAACGTACACCTGAGAAAAAAGAAGCCGTACACAAGCTTATTCACCTCATTAAAGTGATGCTAAAAGAGAACTCCTAACCTACCTGTTATTTATACTAGGTAGTTGAAGAATCAACATTAACGACGAGACTTAAACAGCTGTATATTCACGGCATAAAGTGTGCCAATTATTTCATAATAATGCAAATAAATATGTAGTTCTGTCGGACTAATTCCTATCTTTTTGTAGGAATTCGTGTAGCATACGAGTTGTGGGGACAAGGTTTAGCTGACCCTGTTCCACCGATTTGGAACTCACCCACAAACAACAACAATCAATCGGGATTATCAAATGCATTATTACCAATTTAACATTGCAGATTATCGCAAAGATACAATCCACCTAACACCGATAGAGCATTATGCTTATCGTCAGCTACTAGACCAATACTACCTAACTGAATTACCCATCCCATTAGAGGAAGATAAAGTTATGCGTTCGCTATGCGTTCGCATTGCGGATGATATGCAAGCAGTTAGAAACGTATTGCAAGACTTCTTTTTAAAGACCGAAAACGGATACATTCATAAGCGTTGTGATATAGAAATAGAGGCATATCATGCCAAATCTAAGTCTGCTAGTGATAGTGCAAAAGCCCGTTGGGCCAAGAAGAACGTGCCTGATAATGTGATCGCAATGCGTTCGCATACCGAAGGCAATGCTAACCATAAACCATTAACCATTAACCAAGAACCAATAAAACCTAAAAACATTACGCCTTTCGCTTTGCTCTCGGCTATGGATGTCGAAGAGCAATACGCTTCTGCATGGATTCGTGTCAGGAAAGAAAAGAAACAAGCTATAACCCAACCAGCGTTAGATAAGATTAAAGCGCATGCTGAGAAACACGGCTTCACTATGAACAATGCTATAAAGATATGTTGCGAACAATCTTGGGCTGGCTTTAACGTTAAGTGGCTTGAAGGCCTACAGCAAGAAGAATCAACGCCTAAATGTCTGGAAGGTGCAATATGAGATTGCAGCCTATCCTATCGAGGCTACAAAAGATTAAACGTAGCGGCGATAACAAATACATGGCGTGTTGTCCTGCCCATGCAGATAAAACAGCCAGCTTAACCATACGTGAAGAATCAGACGGTCGAATCCTGATTAACTGTTTTGCGGGCTGTGATACGTATTCAATACTTTCATCAATCGGTTTAGATTGGGAAGATGTATTCCCTGAAAAGACAGTAGCGCACAATGTCAAAAAGATTGACCAAATAATCTATTCCACTGATGCATTAAAAATCATCAAACACGAATGCCGTATTGTCATGTTATGTGCTTATGACATACGAAAGGGCAAGACATTAACCGTAGAAGAAAATGAACGTCTAGACAAAGCATACCAATTAATCAATAAAGCAATCCAAGGGGCTGGCGAATGAGTAGGTTAGATGAATTAGCAAAAAAACTAGAACAAGCTGGCATCCCTGATATAGATTTTGAGAAGTTCTATCGTGAAAACGAAGAGGACAACCAAAAAATCAAACGCCTTATTGAGTATTACGATGACATTGAAGATTTTATTCAAAACGGGCATATATTAACTGGCGACACAATGCCATTCCCTAAAATGCACGATCTATTTAGATTCCGTGAAGGTGAAGTGACTTTATGGTCAGGATACAACGGGCATAAGAAATCAATGATGCTTGGATATTTCGCGCTGAACTTCATCAGGCAGCAAAAAACCGTATGTATCGCCAGCTTTGAAATGAAACCGCTATCAACCATCAATCGAATGGTTAAGCAATTCGCCCACACGCATGATATTGGTTATGACGAGTATACGGACTTCTTACAGTTTGCCAACGCTAACTTCTTCATCTTTGATAAACAGGGCGGCATGAGTGCAGAACGGCTTTATGGGGTTATCTATTACGCTGCCATGAACTTAGGCGTTAAACATTTCATTGTTGATAGTTTAATGCGCGTTATTCCTGGTGAGGACGATCACAACGCCCAAAAAGATTTCATTGTGAAAATCTGTGAGATAGCCATTAAAACCAAGATACACATTCACATCGTACACCATACCAAAAAGGGTAAAGAGACAGAGCCTAGCGGTCGTTATGACGCTAAAGGTTCTGGCGGTATATCCGACAACGTGCATAACAGCTTAGTGGTATGGAGTAACAAGGAAAAGATTAAAGAAATGCCAGATGTAATCCTGAAATGCGATAAACAGCGCGAGGGCGAATGGGAAGGCAAGCTCATGTTGGATTTTGAGCCTAGCACATTGATGTTCACGGAAAAATTCAAAGGAGAATAAAAAATGAAAATACCAGCAGACAACAGCAAATGCAAAGGCCAGAACCCAGAGGGTGGGAATGTCTGTGCTTATCGTGAGACCTGTTTAAGATTCAAGGCAGAGCCTGACGAGCGGCAATTTAAAGAATTCTGGAAACTAGCAGACACCGACTGTGTACATTATTTATCAATTCCGCATAAGCAATAAATGTATTTACATTTAATAAAATATCGGTATAATTATCCACATGAACAGAGGTAGACCAAAAATAGCCAGCAAAGCCAAAGTAAGGGCCATGCGCTTCAATGATGATGAGTGGAAGCAATTAACCAAACTGGGCCGCGCTAAGTGGATAAGACAAAAACTGAAAGAACAATATGAGCTTACAAGAACAAATTAAACGAGCTATAGAATCATCAGAAACGCTTGATAGCAAAGTTGATTTAATCAACACATTACGCCAAGTTATTCACGATTTAAGCCCGTTCAAAACAGAGCCAGTAGATTTTGTAAAATGGGTAAAAAACGATACGGTATTTTCTAATGACTATAACCCTAACTCTGTAGCTCCGGTAGAAATGGAATTACTAAGAGTATCAATTGATGCTGACGGGTATACGCAGCCGATCGTATCCATGCCAAGTGAGGATAAGTACGAAGTGGTTGATGGATTTCACCGCCACCGCGTAGGCAAGGAATGTGCAGATATTCAAGCAAGGATTCACGGCTATTTACCATTGGTGCAGATTCGCCAAAGCCAGGAAGATAAAGGCGACCGCATGGCCTCTACCATTCGCCACAATCGAGCAAGAGGTAAGCACAAAGTCGATTCAATGAGCGAGATTGTAGTAGAGCTTAAACGCCGCTTTTGGTCTGATGAAAAAATAGCTAAACAGTTAGGCATGGAAGCTGATGAAGTGTTAAGGCTACAGCAGATTACTGGCCTTGCCTCGTTATTCAACAATGAAGAATTCACCGAAGCATGGGAAGCCGAATCTTACGCAGATATTGAAATGGTGGGCGACATTGAAGATTAAGCGCGTCTATCACCACTTCACCAACATGGAAGAATATCAAGGCAATATGTGGAAGCAAATCCCAGTTAAGCAAAGGCGGGAAAAGATTATTCAATCCAGAGATTTAATGTTGAATATTCCAGCGTTTAAAGCGGCAATGATTAAAGCTGTAGATACTTGGCCTAATTCATCAGATGTTAACTTAAGTGCATCAGTTATCAATCATCAGGCGTGGCTAGGGCATGCAGGTTGCGCGGTAAATCATGATGCTCCAGAGGATTTAACCAGACTGGCATGGGCCATGCTAAATGAGCAGCAACAAGCATTAGCAAACCAAGCGGCAGATGAAGCCAAAGAACATTGGAAAAATAACTATGCCAAAAATTAAATTGGGAATTGATACTTTAACCGCAGCGCAACAGCGCATTGAATTTACATTTGATAACTTTAAAAAAATATACATAAGTTTTTCTGGCGGTAAAGATTCCACTGTCATGTTGCACTTAGTCATGGAAGAAGCCAAAAAACGCAACCGTAAAATTGGCTGTATGTTTTTAGACTGGGAATGCCAGATTGGTTTGACGATAGATTTTACCAAGCAGATGTTTGAGGAATATGCAGAATGGATTGAACCTTACTGGATAGCCTTACCAATTAAAACCTGGAATGCTTGCAGCCAGATTGAGCCGGAGTGGACTTCCTGGGATAGTCAGAAACAAGAGCTATGGGTACGTCAGCCGGATGCAATGTCTATCACGGATATGGCTTACTTCCCATTTTATTACGAAGGTATGCCGTTTGAAGAATTCGTGCCGTTGTTCGGGCAATGGTATGCCGATGGTAAACCCTGTGCTTGCTTTGTTGGCATAAGAGCAGATGAAAGCCTAAACCGATTCCGCACGGTAGCGAGAGAGAAAGACAAGTTCCAAGAAAAAGCATGGACAACCAAAGTCATTGACGATTGCTGGAATGTATATCCAATCTACGACATGGCAACTAAGGACATCTGGACTTATTTGGGTAAGTTTAACAAACCATACAACGCTTTGTATGACCGTATGCATCAGGCTGGAATCAAGTTAAGCCAAATGCGTATCTGTGAGCCATTCGGGGATGAAGCTAGGAAAGGTTTGTGGTTATACCAAGTCGTAGAGCCGCAGATGTGGGCGAAAGTCTGTTTAAGGGTAGCTGGTGCGAATACAGGAGCGCTATATGCCAACGACAAAGGCGCGGTCATGGGCAACTACTCGATTGATTTGCCAGCAGGCCATACGTTTGAATCTTTCGCCATGCATTTATTAAACACCATGCCTAACGCGACAGGAGAACACTACAAAAACAAACTAGCGGTGTATTTAAACTGGTGGAGTAAGCGTGGTTATCCGGACGGTATACCAGATAAAGCAGATCGTAAGATTGAATCATTAGGCAAAGTCCCATCATGGCGTAAGGTTGTTAAGACGATTCTTAAAAACGATTACTGGTGCAAAGGTTTGGGGTTCAGTCCAACCAAGTCTAGCGCATACCAAAAATACGTTGATTTAATGAAACGCCGCCGCACAGACTGGAAAATCAAAAACTTAGAGGTTCAAGATGTTTAAACAACGCATCATCAAACTAACAGGCCAACTCCAACGTGATACCGCGAAAGCGGCTATCGACAATGCACCAGATAACATTGAAGTGGTCTTGCGTGAACCAGTTAAAGCGCGCTCACAAAGCGCCAATGACTTGATGTGGGCTGGGCCATTGAAGGATATTGCAGAGCAGGCTTACGTTGAAGGCCGTCAGTTCATTGACAAAGTATGGCATGAGCATTTTAAAGCCTTGTATCTGCCAGAAGAAAACGACCCGTATCTGTTTGAGCTAGTGAAACATCCAGAATCATACAAGAAATGGAACACAGACCCGGCAGGCAATCTTATCCTAGTAGCCAGTACGACAGATTTAACCAAATATGGATTCTCACAATACCTAGACCAAATCCATGCAGATGGTGCAAGTATGGGCGTTTTATTCAGCGAAAGGCCACGATAAATGGACATGCCACAAATATTCTTAAGCTATCAATTCTGGTTCACTTTAGCGATTGGAATAAATATCGGCATACTGGTAATGGGGATTCTGCATTATGGTCGCTAAACTAAACAAGCGTAAATGCAAACATTGCAAAGAGTTGTTTCAAAAGATGCGACCACTACAAGCATGTTGCGGCCCAAATTGCGCAATTGCCCATAACAACATCTTAAAATCACGTGAAAATGCCCAGAAAGCTATCAGGGAGCGCGCAGAACGCAAGAAAAAGATAAATAGCATGAAAGGTATCAACGAGCTAACGAAAGAGGCTCAAATCGCGTTTAATGCATTTATTCGATTAAGAGACAAAGACCAGTTATGCATTTGTTGTGATAAACCATATGGCACGAATAACCTAGGTGGTGATTTTGATTGTGGTCATTGGCGTAGTAGAGGGGCGGCCCCACATCTGAGATTCAACGAAGATAACGCCCACGGACAAAGAAAGTATTGCAATATGTACCGTGATGGGAATCCGATCGGTATGAGGCTAGGCATGATTAAAAGGATTGGGTTGGGGCGTGTGGAAGCCTTGGAAAATAACAACGAAATCCATAAGTGGACAAAAGACGAATTAATAGCAATAAAACTTAAATACAAACAACTAACGAAAGAATTAAAAAATGCCAACTAGCTACACGACTTCTATTGAAACCATCAACAAACGTAAGATGATCCTTGCTGAATGTGTTACACCACAGAGCTTAAGTGAAATGGAGCTTAAATTTGGCTACAGTAAAAGCCTGTTAAGATATTCCATGAGCACCTTAATGGAAGGTGGACATATTGAATTTGCAGGTAAGAAGCAAGACCATAACAACCGCTGGTTGCAGCTATATAAAACTACTGGCAAATCATATAACCCTGAGATGCCTAGCGAGAAAATAATCGAGCCTAAGATTGAAGAAAAACTACCCCACTACATTACCAAGGTAAGTTCAAACGATTACCAGCCAACCAGACGCGAAAGACGCACACACAGCGCATGGGCAAGACCGGAAGGCGGCATGTACCTATGAACACCATGCTAGTTATAGCCATACTATACAAAATGATGAAGTTCTATAAATAAGGGGGAATTATGATTGGAATATATGGCCCTAACGGTCATTTAATATCGGACAGCATAAGGCCAACAAGGGATATTGCTCGAAATGATTTTGCCAAAGAACATGATACTAAATGGCAATATTTATGGCTACTTGGTTACAAAGTAAGAGCAATCAAAAGGGGTGGTTAATATGAAGCTGTGTATTGATTGCAAGCATCATGCGAAAAAAAGCGAATACACCAGTTTTGGGATATTTGGAAGTGGATATTATCATATTGACATTTGCACCAGACTAGCAAAGAGAAGCCCAGTAAACGGCGTGGTAATCAGTGAAAATGTACCAAGATGTGCTACAGAACGTGAGGATGCATTAAGGCTTGAGCAATACAGATGTAAAGTTGACGGAATATATTGGGAGAAAAAATAATGCGCCACCCACATGCCGAACTATTAATGGAAGCGGCGTTAAAGCATGATGCTGAGTTTATCGCCATAGATAAAGATGGATATACAAAAGGTAATATAGATTCGGTTATTCTGTATCCAAAATTAGAATGGAAATCATATGAAAAATATTTAGAATCATTAATGGGGATGTGAAATGAGACAAATCCTTGCAACCGCAATCCACTCAAAGAGCCTACAGCAGAAAGAATCACACACCAGCATCGACCTAATCGGTGCGATGGGTATAGCAGGTATCAGTTCCCCTATCGGCATGGCAGCAGTAAGATTTATAGACGGATTACAAGCAACCGCCCACAAAGAATTAACCTATGCACTCGCACGCCAAGCAGGACGCAAGATCAAATGCGACAAACAAATCCTGTTAAGAGTATGTAACCAAGTGATATATGAATCAGCATTCAACTTCTGCAAGACTTGTAACGGACGTAAAGAAGCATTGATAGAGAAGAAACTAATCCGCTGTGAAACCTGTAATGGAACTGGATTACACAGACACACAGACATGCAACGTGCCAAGGCCATAGGCGTATCGCTGGAAATCTATCTTAAATTCTGGGAGCGTAGGTTAATGGAAGTACAATCTATATTCACTAATGAGCAACGCAATGGCTTACATACGGTTAAGCAGAAGATGGAAAGATAGCAAAACTCACTAGAATAATTAATTGAAAATATATTGTCTGTAGGTATTGTGCTTATTAAAAAGTAGGCGCATACTTACATCACCGTATCTACATTAGACAAAAAACAGGGCTGCGGAATCCACGATAGGATAGTTGCCCCCTAAATTTATGTATTAAGAAGCAATAGTTATTGCGAACAAAGATTTGTATACAAGTCGGCCTAACCTTTGAGGCGAGCGATAAAAGGCCAATAACTATTTCTTGTTAGTATAAAAGCTAACTTTCTCGGACGCTGGACGGCGTACTAGATGACTACAACCCTATGACTAATCCTCATAGGGTTTTTTACGTTTATGACTATCTAACTGACGAACCCACGAACCTAATCTCTCTCATCGGTTAATGTGCTTTTAGATAGTCACCCTATTAAGAACTGAGGTATATCATGACAGCAAACGTAGTAGCAGTAGGCGGTTATCGCCAAGCATCGGCTTCCGGTAATATCGCCCAAGCGCCGCGTGATATGCTTGGTATATTTGTCACAGCGGCATCCGCAACACCTACAATCACAATCTATGATGATGCTGGCACAGGTACGACAACTAAAGTCGTGGATACTTTCACACCTGTAGCCTCTACCTGGTATCCATTGCCATTCAGCTTTAAAAGTGGCGTGAATATTGTGATTGGTGGCACAGTGAGTTTTACCGTTTCATATCTGTAATGAACCAGCTTTTCTTTAAACGCACCCAAGGCAATCCGGTAAGCCAAGTATTAGGCTCTTCGCCTTGGACATACGAGAACACTAGTGCCAGTTTACAGGTCATGACGGTAAGCAATGGTGCATTAGTCACTATTGAAATTGATGTAGGATTAGGATTTGTATTACAGGTAGCAATAGCAGGTATATTTCTGTTATTCCCAACTCAAAAGATGAGAATAAGCTTTGTAGTCACACCGCCAGCAGTTACGGTTACGCAACTATGAGTGAAATCGCATTAGGCTATGCATCATGTAATCTTGAACCGCTAGAGCTAGACGAACAAACCAAAGGCCGCGTCATGATGTTGACCAACCTTTACACCAGTAAAAACTATAGACAGCAAGGCTACGCAAGACAGCTATTAACACATTTAGGCGCTAAAGCTGATGCTGAGCAATTCGCTATACTGCTAAACCCTAAAAGCGATGAGATCAAATTAAGTGAACTCATTGCTATGTATGCAAAATTCGGCTATGAGCAGATACAAGAAGAACCGTTATTAATGGCAAGATTCCCACAACCGGTAACTGATTCAGTTACTATCAAAGCAATCAAACTAACCAAAGTATAAGTGCTTATCACTTAGTTCCGAAAGGAAGCAATATGGCAGCAAGATTACGTAAGACACATCAAGACGATGTGCGGTTAAAGATTAAAACTACAGAGCTAATCAATAGAGTCCAAGCTTACGCAATGGGAGAGCTTGCAGACGAGGACGTTAGCTCAAATAGATTGAATGCAATCAAACTGTTACTAAACAAAGCTTTACCAGACTTACAGAGCGTTGAGATAACAGGCGATGAAGATAATCCTATAGCCATTACAGCCATAGAGCGCGTAATTGTCAAACCTACAAATACAAACTCCTGAGGTCTATTTACCACTACTACAACCAGCAAGGTATAAAGGGGCGTGGGGTGGTAGGGGTTCAGGCAAGTCACATAACTTTGCTGATAACTGGATAGACGAAAGCATCAGAGAGAAGTTAGACTTCGTATGCTTAAGGGAAACACTTAAGTCATTAGAGTTCTCAGTAAAGAAGCTACTTGAATCTAAGATAGAGCAATACAACGCGGGTTATTACTTCACTGTACAAGATAGACGCATTATGTCCAAGAATGGCGGCGTGACCATCTTTGAAGGCATGCAGAACCACACTAGTGAATCAATCAAGTCTTTAGAGGGTTTTGATAGGTCATGGTTTGAGGAAGCGCAGAACGCCAGCGAGAAAAGCTTAACGCTATTAAGGCCAACGATTCGTAAACCAGGCAGTGAGTTATGGTTTAGCTGGAATCCAAACCTTGAGACTGACCCCATAGAGAAGTTGCTTCGATGTGAGAATCCACCTCCAGGCGCGATAGTGGTAGAGGCTAATTACATGGACAATCCATTTTTGCCCAAAGAGCTTTACGATGAAATGGTGTATGACCGTGAACGAGACTTTGATAAATACACTCATGTATGGCTAGGCAAGTATCAAAGTAATAGCGAATCTAGAGTATTCAAGAACTGGACAATCGAAGAGTTTGACATAGACCCTAACGCCATTGTAAGACAAGGCGCTGACTGGGGATTTGCTATAGACCCTACTGTGTTAGTTCAGTGTTACATTGTAGGCCGTAAGTTGTACGTGCCATATGAGGCTTACCGCGTTGGCTGTGAGATCACCGACACTCCGTCATTGTTTATGACCGTACCAGATAGCGAGAGTTGGCCTATTACAGCGGATTCTGCAAGACCTGAAACGATTAGCCACATGCAGAAGAATGGATTCCCTAAAATTATGGCAGCAGTTAAGGGGCCGAAGTCATTAGAAGAGGGCGTGGAATTTCTAAAAAGCTTTGACATAATTGTACATCCACGCTGCAAACACACAATTGATGAGCTCACACTTTACAGCTACAAAATAGACCCATTAACTAATCTGGTCATGCCAATATTGAGCGACAAAGATAATCATGTGATTGATGCTTTACGCTATGCCTGTGAAGGCGCAAGACGCGCACAGAAGAAGAAACCAACTACTACCGAACCCACACGTAGACTTAATTATGACCTTAATTCCAGCAACGCCTGGATGGGGTAGGACACCACATGGCAAAAGAACTCAACCTCACAGCAGATGAAAAGCTCATCGAGCAGGCTCACAAAGAATTTGAGACTGACTATGAATATGAGTCAAATTCCCGTGAAGCGTGGAAACTCGACTTAAAGTTTGCTAATGGCGATCCTGACAACAAGTTTCAGTGGGACGCAACCTACGCCAAAGACCGCGAACTAAACAAACGCCCATGTTTAACGATTAACAAGGTCAAGATACACAACAGGCAGATTACCAACGAAGCCCGCCAAAACAAACCATCAGTCCGAGTCTATCCGGTAGACAATGGGGCAGACAAAGAGACCGCCAAGATATTCAACGGCATCATTCGCCATATTGAGACCAACTCCGATGCAGAGACCGCCTACGATATGGCTGGGGACTTCGCGGTAGATGCTGGAATTGGATATTGGCGTGTTATTACTGACTATGCGTCTGATGATAGCTTCGATCAGGAAATCTACATTGAACCGATCAAGAACCCATTGAATGTGTTGTTAGATTCACGTATTCAAAAACCTGACGGTTCAGACGCTAAACGCGGCTTTATCTTTAAGGACATTCCAAAGGATGAGTTTGAGCGTGACTATCCTGACTGCGAACCGATTGACTGGCCTATTAATACAGGGTCAAATTGGATTAAAGGTGATTCAATCCGCGTGGCTGAATATTTCCGCGTCGAGGACAAGAAAGACGTACTGTATGCGCTAGACAATGGCGAAACGCTCAAAAAAAGTGATCTTGAGAAAGACGTTGTTACCGAGCTTGAACTGCGTGTTAAATCCGGTGAAGTCAAGAAACGTGACATCAAAGGCGCGCAGGTTAAATGGTATTTAATCGCAGGTAATAAAGTATTAGACCGTAAAGACTGGTTAGGCAAATATATTCCTATCGTTCGAGTAGTAGGCGAAGAGAAAGAGATCGACGGTAAATTAGACCGTAAAGGCCATACCCGAGCCATGAAAGATGCGCAAAGGATGTATAACTACAATTCCTCTGCCTCTGTGGAATACGGTGCGTTACAGACCAAAACACCAATCATTGCCGCTGCGGAAGCCATTGAAGGCTATGAAACCTATTGGAATCGTGCCAACACCGAGAACCTACCTTATATACCTTGGAATCACAAGGACGAAGAAGGCAACCCGATACCGCAGCCTAACCGCATGAACCCACCAGCAGCATCACAGCTATTTCTGCAAGGCATGGAAGTGGCAAGCCGTGAAATGAACATGAGTTCCGGTCAATATGATGCGCAGTTTGGCAACAACCCTTCTGCACAGTCTGGAAAGGCCCTGAACGCACTACAACGCAAAGGTGATACTGCGACCTTCCACTTCATAGATAACGTGGCTAGGGCGATTAAATACACTGGCAAGATACTGGTTGACCTTATTCCTAAAGTGTATGACACAGCAAGGGTAGTACGTATCCTTGGTGAAGATGGCGCAGACAGCATGGTGCAGATTGACCCTGAAATGGAGACTTCTTACGAGAAACGCAAAACGCCTAACGGTATTGAGGAGATTTATAACCCATCGGTAGGTCGTTATGATGTTGCGGTTGCCGTTGGCCCATCTTATACAACACGCAGACAGGAAGCCTTTGACGCATTGAATGAATTGGCTTCACGCAATCCTAAACTTATGGATGTTGCAGGTGATCTGATTATGAAAGCAGCTGACTTCCCAATGGCAGAGGAATTAGCAGAACGCCTGGCTAAAACATTACCGCCTGAATTGCAGGATAAAGAGCATGGCGATAGTCCGGAAGTCATGCAAGTTAAGAAACAGGCTGATGAGATGCTTAAACAGCTACAAACACAATTGCAGGCCGCAGAGCAAGCTATGTTAGATGCTAGCGAAGAGGCTAAACAGATGCAAGCCGCTGCCAATGACAAAGAAGGTGAGCTGGCACTCAAGGCGCGTGAAATCGAAATCAAGGATTACGAGGCACAAACTAAACGCCTACAAGTGGAGTTAACCGCCATGCAAGCACAGGAAAGCATCAATATGGATGAGGTCGAGATGCTTAAGGATGCGGTTGCCAAGTTGATCGACATTGTGTCACCTGAACAATTAGAAGCATTGGAAGTTTAACCAACAGAATTAAAACCAAGCTCACTTCGGTGGGCTTTTTTATTGCCTATTAGTGGGCCTTCACTAAGTCCTTAGGGAGTATTAAATGAGTCAGTTATTAAAAGCCATGCTATTTCCATTCATGCATCAGTTTCACTTTGGAGATGGTGATGTCTCAGCAGAAACTCCAACGACAGAGCCGATTGTCGCGCCTGAGTCCACCGATACGCCCACGGATGAACCAGTGATAGAAGAGGCGGTTGCTACCAAGACCTACACTGAGGAAGAACTTAAAGCCCAGTTAGATGCCGAGGCCGCAAAAATCAGAAACAAGTATGAACGTAAGCTAGAAAAGGCCAGGATTGAGCAAGAAACCCGCGCTAAAGTCATGCAGGAAGTCGCAACCAGAGACGCTTCGGACAGTGAGCCGAAGGTTGAGGACTACGACAACTATGCAGACTATATCCGTGACCTGACACGCTGGGAGATTAAATCCGAGCGTGAAATGGAAGCGCAGGCCAAGGTCCAAGCCAGTAAACAATCCGAGCAGCAACGTAAGGATGAGCGGTTTGCAGAAATAACCGAGAAAGGCAATGAAAAGTACCCAGACTTTGAGGATATGCCAGCACAAACGGCAGACCTTTTAAAGACGAAGGGCTTGGCATTTAAAAGCGCAATGGTCGATACATTGATTGAAACCGAAAACGCCGCCGACATCGTGCATTACCTGTACACCAATCCGGACGAAGCGGAACGCATCGCCAAACTACCCGCTTACGGTCAAGCAAAAGAAATTGGCAAGCTAGAGGACAAGCTCCTCAACGCTACGCCTAAAAAACCTATCAGCAAGGCCCCTGCGCCTATCACCCCAGTAGGAACGGGTAAGGCCAGTAATGACAGCTTAAACGACGAACTCCCCATTGAAGAATGGCTGGCACGACGAAACAAGCAAGTCAGAGGCCGCTAACCTCTTTTATAAGGAAATAAAACCATGAGTAATACAATCTTAACCCCAACCGCAGTCACACGCGAAGCCTTGCGTATCCTGCACCAAAAACTTAACTTTATCGGCTCTATCAACCGTCAATATGACAGCTCTTTTGCTAAAGACGGTGCCAAAATCGGTACAGACCTTAAAATTCGGTTACCTAACGAATATACAGTGCGTACAGGGGCCACACTTTCAACACAAGCCACATCAGAAATCTCCACCACTTTGTCAGTGGCTACGCAAAAAGGTGTCGATACAACATTCACGACATCTGAACTAACTTTAAGCTTACAAGACTTTTCAGACCGCATCTTGGAACCTGCAATGGCGGTTTTGGCTGCTAATATTGAAGCCGATGCTTTGTCTATGGCCTTGGATGTTTACCAAGCAGTAAACAACGTAGGTTCAGCCATCACACTGAATAAAGTGTTAACAGCGCGTAAGCTACTCACTGATTCATTAGCACCTAACTCAAACCGCGCATTATTGTTGAATACGCAAGATAACCTAGACTTGGTTGATGGCTTAAAAGGCTTATTCCAAGACTCAAGCGAGATTGCTAAACAATACCGCGAAGGTATGGTAGGCCGGACTGCTGGCTTCGGTGACATCTACGAGAATACTTTAATCCCATCACAAACCACAGGCACAGCATTATCGGCCACGACTTACACGGTCAACGGCGCAGTAACAACCAACGGATCAGCAGCAGTAACCGTGGCAGTCGGTGCAACCACTTTCAAGAAAGGTGATATTTTCACGGTAGCAGGCTGCAACCGTGTACATCCTGAATCAAAAGCAGATACAGGAAACGTGCAACAATTCGTTGTATTGGCTGACTATGCTGGCGGTGCTGGCAGCTTGACATTTGCCCCACCTATCTACACTACTGGCGGTCGTCAAAATGTTACTGCTGGCGGCTTACCTAACGGCGCAGCCATCACCAAAGTAGGCGGTGCTTCTGCTGTGTATAAACCTTCATTGGCTTATCATAAAGATGCATTCACCTTCGTATCTGCTGACTTGGAAGATGTAAGCAAATACGGGGCATGGGGCGCGCGTGAAGTCATGGACGGTGTATCAATGCGTATTGCGCGCCAATATGCAATCGGTACTGATACGATTCCTTGTCGTATTGATGTGCTTTACGGCTACAAAACCATCCGTGCGCAACTAGCGACACGTATTCTTTCTAACAGTTAAGGAGTAAGCATAATGTCAGGAATCATCACTGGCAATGTGCAGAGCATGAGCGTCGTATCTGTGACGCTCTCCCCCGCAATTGTTGCCGCAAATACTACCGCAGAACAAACCTTTACCGTACCAGGCGTTCGCGCTTCGGACAAAGTAATGGGTATCTCTAAACCAACCGCACAGGCAGGCTTAGGCATTGTGGGCTGGCGTGTATCCGCAGACAGTACCGTTGGGATTACTTTTTCCAATAATACTGGCTCTGGCATCACCCCAACCGCCGCACAGTCTTATGACTTCCAATTGTTACGCTTAGAATCTGCGCAAGCAGGCTTTAACGTATAACTTACACCCCCGCAAGGGGGTTTCTCTTTGTAGGTTCCTAGAGCCTGCACAGAAAAACCTCATCAAAGGCATTCAACATGGCAGTGATAAACGACATATTAAAGCTGGCGCTTAAAGACATCGGCGCATTAGGCCAGAATGAAACGCCAACTTCATCTGAGGCGCAAGACGCGCTATCAACACTGAACCAGATGATAGCCATGTGGCGTACACAGTCATTAACAGTCTATTGCCAGAAACAGGAAACACTAACGGCTACTGGTGCATTGTCTTACACGGTAGGCCCGTCTGGTAACTTGAATATTGAACGGCCTTATGCGATTGACGCAGCATATTGGCTGGATAACGGCGTTTCTGTGCCATTAGTCCCTATACATTCGTTTGAGGATTACCAAGATATAGGCACGAAAGTTTTACAAGGGGCCGCCAGCGCATTCTTTTACCGCCCAGACTTTCCGCAAGGTCAATTATTCGTTTGGCCTAGCCCCAATACTGGATCAATCGTATTAACCATGCGAATTCCCATGCCAATCTATACTGACATTACCGATACCGTGACGTTGCCACCTGAATATGAGGGCGCGATACGCTGGAACCTAGCGATGATGTTATGTAACAGCTACGGCCTGCAACCAACACCAGCCATGTCAATGTATGCCAAGCAGACTAAACGTGCGCTTAAGATCATTAACACTAGCATCAAAACCATGCGTATGCCGGATGCTGTAGGGTCTACATTGCGTTATAACATTCAGGCAGGCACGTAATGGCTGATAATTTCAATATATCCGGTGATATAAAAGATGTTTTGTATAACCTATACGGAACGCCTGATAGAAAGTCATACGGTGGCGATTTATCCACGCCTAGTTATGGCATAGCAGCCTATTATGACCCGCAATATCAAGAGGCAAATGCAAGGGTAGGTAACCACAGTCTTAATGTAGCTAGATCAGGCGGAGTTAATACTCCTAAATATAAATATCAAAACGAAAATTTAAATTTAGAGATAACGCCAGAAAACGCTTACGCCAACCTTACGAAAAAACTAAATCAGAACAGTACGGCAGGTATTTACGGTAATTATGGCAAGGCAGGAAATAGCATAGGATTACAGTACAAAAGGCTATTAGATAATGGGTTTATAGACCTTAACGGCAACCTAACTAAAGAAGGTTATAACCTAATGTTAAACGGACAGGTGAACTTCTAATGCCAGAGATCAGCTTATTCGGCATTAGCCAAACAGGGAAAAGTTTAAACGTCACTGCCCAAGATCGTCTTAACTGTTACCTAGAGGTGCAACCTGGTGATGACAGGGCGCGTGTGGCTATCTACGGCACGCCAGGACTGGATTTATTCACATCCTTTGGTGACACGCCTATCCGTGGTATTTATCAGCGCACAGACTATCTATACGCTGTGCATCGCGGTACGTTCTACGAGATTAACAACGCGGCTGTTAAGACCGCTAAAGGCACGATCGGCACGACTTCCGGTAAAGTATATATGTGGGACAACGGCTTACAACTCATGCTTACTGATGGGTCAGCAGGCTATATCTATACTTTTGCCTCAGGCGTATTTGCACAAATTGTAGATGTAGATTATCCAGGCGCTAGAACCATCACGTGGCAAGATGGTTATTTCATTGTTAATAAACCCAATACGCAACAATTCTACGTATCTGCGCTAGCGGATGGCATGGCATGGGACGCATTGGACTTTGCCAGTGCCGAATCCAACCCTGACGACATTGTAGCGGTATGGACAGACAATTCTACACTGTACCTGTTCGGCTCAGTTTCTACCGAGTTTTGGAGTAATTCAGGCAATGCCGACTTCCCCTATGACCGTATATCCGGTGGATCGACAGAATGGGGTTGTGCGGCTATCAATTCAATCTGCAAATACGACAATACATTAGCTTTCCTCGCTAAGAACCGCATGGGCGAAGTTATCGTGGCTCGCATGAATGGCAACCAGCCACAACGTATTTCCAATCCTGAACTTGAATACATTATCAATAACTACGCCGCGGTATCTGACTGCTCGACCATTGCCTATATGCTTGGCGGGCATCCAATGCTGCAAGTCAACTTTCCTACCGCTGATGCAAGCTGGTTGTATGACGGACTGACAAACTGCTGGTCACGTGTGCAAAGCAAAGACATAGGCCGGCATCGTGCAGAGATGGGTGTGAATTACCTCGACAAAATCATGGTGACAGACTTCGAGAACGGCAACTTATACCGCCTCAACCCTGATTCTGTAACCGACAACGGTGATGAAATCGCTTTTGAGATTACCAGCCGCCATATATCAGAAGATGACCGCCGATTAGTCGTGGATAAAGTCCAGCTAGATATGGAAACGGGCGTAGGCGTGGTATCAGGTCAAGGCTCAAATCCGCAAGTTATGCTAAGTATCTCTAAAGATGGTGGGCATACCTACGGAACTGAGCAGTGGTGCGACATGGGCGCGATTGGAGAATTCAGGCAACGTGCTATCTGGAGGCGTTTGGGTATTTCACGAGATTGGACATTCAAATGGAGAATTACCGATCCAATTAAGCGTGTCATTTTAGGTGCATCAATTAATCTACGGTCAGGTGGAACATGAGTATTAGACCGCCCCCAACCCGTTCGCCAATGAGCAAAACGCAAATCAATAGTGCATCGACATTTGAGAAGGCCAAAGTAGAAGCAGCCCAAGGCATGATAAACCCTGAATGGCTTGAGTTCTTCTCTGATGCATACTTTGCCATTGCCGGACTACAACAAAGCGGCACAACGGCTAACAGGCCAACTAAACGGCTATATATCGGAATGCCTTATTACGACACGACATTAGGTTACTCGATAAACATACACAGCCTTAACCCTACAGTTTGGCACAACGGAGCGGGGGCGGTGGTATGAACGCCATAGTTAAACAGTTCCGCGAAAGCATCCAAAAGGTCGAAGCTGGGATGAAAGAGGCCATTGCCAATGGTGAACTTGAATCGACCTTAGACCAATGCACATTGAAGCATTACTTCACGCCCATAGATGAGAAATACGGCTGCTGCACTTATGCCCGTGAAATGACCATCCCCAAAGGGACGTTAATCATTGGCAAGATTCACCGCCACGAACATTTAAACATCATATCTAAAGGCAAGGTTTCAGTAGCCACAGAATTCGGCACTAAGTATCTGGAAGCGCCATGCACCTTCATTAGCGAAGTTGGTTTAAAACGCGCAGTGATAGCCGAAGAGGAAACAATCTGGACAACGATACACCTCACAAAAGGCAATAGCGAGGCCGATTTACCGGACATCGAAGAAGAAGTCATCGCCCCTAGCTATGAGGCACTAACACAAAATTTAATTAAAGGAGAATTATCGTGACCTGGGGCGCAGTAGGTGGAGCAGCAGTATCAGTAGTCGGCGGCGCATTGATGGGCGGCGGTTCCAAAGCCGCAGAACGTGCAGCCAAAGATTCAGCAGCTAGAGCACAGTTTGCCCAAGAACAAGCACGTAGACAGTCTTTAGAGCTGCTTGATCCTTATACAGACTTAGGTCGTAATTCATCACGAAAACTATCCGAGCTATTAGGCGTTGCAGACCCTGAGGGATATGCAAAACGCCCTGAGTTGCAAGACTTTGAAGATCAGTTACGCAATGAACACTTCCAGAAATACGGCAAGGATTATCAGCGTAATTCCAACGTTGCAGGGCAAACTGTTCAAGCCAAGCAAATGTATAACGAAGCACTTAAGAAATGGGAAGCAGGCAAGGCAGAATATGAAGCGGCCAACCCTAATTCCGGTGGCAGTGGTAATTTATTAAAAGCCTTCACTAATGAGGACTTTGTAAAAGACCCTGGCTATGAGTTCCGTCAACAAGAAGGTAACAAAGCCTTAGAACGTTCCGCAGCGGCTAGAGGTGGTTTATATTCCGGCGCAGCCCTTAAAGCGTTAGATCGTTACAACCAAGATTATGCGTCAAATGAATTTACCAATGCATTCAACCGTGATGCAGCCAACAAAGCTAGAACATTCAGCTTCCTATCAGGTTCAGCAGGGCAAGGCTTGCAAGCGGCTGGCGCTGGCGTAAATGCAGGGCAAAATGCAGCAAATCAGAATAGTCAAATCCAGCAGAACCTAGGCAATAACCTATCTAATATGTACCAAGCCAACGCCGACAACCAGTCTAATCTATTCCAAAGTGCAATTGCTAACGGGATTTATGCTTACGAGAAAAATAAACCTGTTACTGGCAAGCAGGACGGCGGTTACGGCAACACCACAAATGCAACTGGTCAGCAATCTTGGTATATTTAAGGAATAATAATGGCTAGAAACTATGTAAACTTAGCTGAGATATACGGGGCGATTGACCAATCACGTGCCAATCAAATGCAAATGGAAAATGCGCGTATGCAGCAAGAGGCTATGCGCAACCAAATGGCACGGCAGCAACGCGCCGATGCACAAGAAGAAGGCATACGCGGTGTGTATCGTGGCGCTACGTCTATTGATGCTGATGGCAATATGGTGTTGGATGATAAAAAGGTAGTGACGGGATTAGCCGGATACGCACCTGAAAAAGCTTTAGAGTATCAACAAGGCATCACTAAGCGTAAAGGTGAAGAATCAAAGATTAAACGTGAAGAGGCAAAATTTGAGCTAGAGGATATGGCAGAGCGCACTAAACAGGCGCGGGATATTGCAGCAGGCATTTACGATGACGCAAGTTTTGAAGCAGCAAAACCTATGTTGCAGAAAATTGCCCCACAAATGCCATTGCCTGAACGCTTTGATGCAAAGTGGCGTGACAATATCACTTTAACGGCTGATGGAAGATTGAAACAGATCGAAAGCCAATTAGGGCGCGATGTAACGATGCGTGGACAAGAAATCACCATGCGCGGACAGGACATATCATCCGCTAATTCCAGACGTGGACAGGATATTACGCTAAGAGGCCAGAACCTTGCTAACGAACGAGCTAATGAACGCCTAAACTTTGACAGGTCAGGCGGTACAGCAGCAGTCAATGCAGCCAATGGCACTACAACTAAAACAGAAAAGCTCACAGAGGGTATGCGCAATAACGCCATGTACGCTCAACGTATGGTTGCCTCTGAAAAACTACTGGAAGGTAATGAAGAACAAAAGCCAACGCTATCAGAAAAAGGTTTGGCATTCAGTGAAACAGCTTCCAATGCCTCACGCTCACCAGCTAGACGTCAAGCGTTGCAAGCGCAGCGTGATTGGGTAAGGGCTAAGCTGCGTAAAGAATCGGGCGCAGCCATTGGCAAGGATGAAATGGAAAACGAAATACTTACTTATTTTCCGCAGATCGGTGACGACCCTGGAACGATTGAGCAAAAGCGTCTGGCAAGATTAGAGGCCACTAATGGACTAATTCAATCATCGGGTGCAGCCTATCAAGCGCCAGTGCAAAACGATACACAAAACATCATCCCTAAAAACGCACCAATGCCAGCCAAGCCAAAACTTGGCGCAGTACAAAGTGGCTATGTCTACACAGGTGGAGACCCATCTAAACCTACTTCATGGAAGAAAAAATAATGAAGCCTTGGGAACAATACGCAAGCAATGAAACACCAGCACCAGAAGGAAAGCCGTGGGAAGCTTATCAAGCTCCTGTAGCCGAAGAACCTAGCGTTAGCTTACCTAGTAGCGTAAGTGAGACATTAGTCCGTGTGCCTCGTGCCGTAGGATTGACTGCGCGTGTTGGTTTGGAAGCTATACCAGAAATGGTGGGCGGTGTCGCCAGTTTAGCCAATACGGTTAATAAGTTCATGCCTGCTGGTTTAGCGGGTATGGCTGGGCAGAAAATCCGTGAATCATTTGCAAAACCAACACTAAGTGATTTAGTAGTGCCACAGCAAGAACCTGATTATATCAATCAAGGTATAGAAGCTATCAGTGGTGCAGGGCGTAATGTTGCCGACTTGATCGGATTGCCAGCGCCAAAAATGGCCTCGGAACGCATCATCTCATCCGGTGGGAAGATGGCAGCAGGAGCAGGCGGGTTAATCAGCGCAGCAAACAAGGCCGCTAAAGTATTAAGCCCCGCCGCGCAAAAGATTGCCAATTTCCTCGCAGCAGCGCCTAAACAGCAAATCGCTGGAGCTGCTGGTGCAGGGGTAGGCGGTCAAGCCACTAAAGAAGCTGGCGGTGGTGATATGGCCCAATTAGGTATGTCAGTGGCAGGCGGTTTAACTAGTGCCGGTCTGGCTGGTGCAGCTAACAAAACTGTCAATGCCGTCACGGGTATTTTACAACCTACAGAATTGGCGGCAAAAGCAGCTAAAACCGTGGATGACATCCAAATACAGCAAGTGGATGATTATCTGGCAAAAAGCGGTGTCGATATTAGCCAATTAAGCAATGCCGCCAAAGCGAAAGCACGTGAATTTGCCTATAACGCCATGAAGGTTGGCGAACAACCTAACGCAGCAGTTAACCAAGGCGTGCTGAGTTCTTTACCAGTACCCATGCAAGGCACCAAAGGCCAGCTGTCTCAGGACTTCTTGCAACAGGATAACGAGCGCGTGCTTGCCGACACTTTCTTTGGTAAACCGCTAAGAAACCGCTTTGAAGAACAGCAAACACAGCTAGGCCAGAACCTTGATGCCATGATCGGCAAAACAGGCGGTCAGACGGCTTCAATTAAGGAAACAGGGGCGCAACTACAGGGCGAGGCTTTAAAGCGCTACAACAAGGCCAAAACAGCTACCAAAGGCGCATACAAGCAAGCCGAGGAAGTGGCTGGCGGTAATATCGGCAAACCTAGCGATAATTTGATTCAATGGCTGGATTACAACCAGGGCTTTAAGGATGTCGACGGGTTGATTACCAAAGCGCAAAAGCTCGGCATTGTAACCAAAAACGACAAAGGCGAATTAATCGCTGGCGATGCGCCTTTGCGTAACTTCTACGAACTCAGAAAAACTATTTCTCAACAATCACAGCAAAACGGTGCATTAGCCGAGGCTAAGAATTTGGTAGACGATACCTTTGAAGCCTACGGCGGTGATTTATACCGTGATGCCGCGAAGTTACGGCGTGAACAAGGCGTGACGTTTGAGAGTGGAGCTAAATCCGTGCGTGACTTGGTAGGACTTAAAAAAGGTACAACAGACCAAGCCATTAATCAAGAAGATGTATTCAATAAGGTAGTCATTAACGGCAACCGTGATGACATCCGAAATGTGAAGAGATTGTTATACACAGGCAACCGCGAAGAGCGCAAAGCCGGACAGCAGCAGATCGAGAACCTACGCAAACAAACTTTAAGCTACATCAAAGACGCAGCGTTAACCGATGTAAATGGCAAATCAAGCTTGAGTGTTGCCCAACTGGAAAAAGCCTACAACCGCATTGGTAAAGAGAATTTGGAAGAAGTGCTAGGTAAAACCGCTAAAACGCAGCTAGATGATTTTGTCAAAGCGGCGAATTTGATTAACAAGCAGCAACCTAGGAGTGCTACCAATAGCGCCACGGCTTCACGTTTAGTCAATCTGGCTAATTCAGTATTCAATGCAATAGAAAAAGTGCCAGTTGTCGGGCCGCCGATTAAAACAGTAGGTGGCGGCACGGTGAAGGCCGTGCAAGCCAGTAAAGCCACGCAAGACCAAATGAAGTTATTGGCTAAACGCAAACCAAAAGGCGAATCTTCACCGATGGCCAGCCTTTACGGTCTAACGGCGATTCAAGAAGGCGACGATTAGAAACACAATCACAGCGCCTACAGCGATGGGGTTAAATGGTAATTCCATAGCCGCACATTAACACAAATAAACATAAAGTCAAATTAAGGAAAACCTATGGCTAAGCTTTCGCCAGTTATTTTGTCAGCCCAATTTATTAACGGCATCCCTGCAAGCGGGGCTAAATTATTCAGCTATGCAGCAGGCTCAAGCACAAAACAAACCACCTATACAGGGGCTGATGGCTTAACACCGCAAACCAACCCTATCATATTGGATAGCCGTGGCGAACCTACTCAGCCTATCTGGTTAACGGAAGGTTTAAGCTATAAGTTTGTGTTTACCGCTTCGACCGATAGCGACCCGCCTGTCTCGCCTATTTGGGATATAGATAACGTCACTGGCATTAACGACGCATCTTTAACCATCGACCAATGGTTAGTTTCAGGGGTTACGCCTACCTATGTTTCTGCCACACAATTCACTCTGCCAGGCGATCAAACCACAGCATTTGAAGTAGGCCGCAGGATTAAAGCCACGGTCACGGCAGGGACGGTGTACGGGACAATCACTGCTAGCGTGTTTGGCGCGTTAACAACTGTTACTGTATTTATGGATGGTTCAAGCGTATTAGATAGCGGTTTATCAGCAGTGCAATACGGAATTTTAACACCGACCAATAGCAGCATCCCCAAATTAAATCTACGCAGTGGCGATGCAATTAATGAATCCATCTCTACAGTCGCATCCGCTACTACCCCTGACATCTGGACTAACACTTCCAACAATATCAACTACACAGGCACGACTACAGCAACCGGATTTGCAGCAGCACCACAAGCAGGGGTTACACGAACATTGATACTTGCAGGCGCAGCAAGTTTCACGGCTGGCGCAAATATGCTGATTGATGGCGTTGTCAGCTTTACAGGTGCGGCAGGTGATGAAGTAGAAGTCACCGCAGTTACCACGACACAGTTTAGGTTGCGCCCTAAGAAATATAGTGGGCTTGCCTTGGTTGATTACACGAGTAAAAAACTTGCGCAAAGCGTTACTTCACAATCTGGCACCGTTGCTACAGGAACCACCTTACTCCCTTTTGATAACACCATTCCCCAGATCACAGAAGGCGACCAATACTTAAGCCTTGCTATTACTCCAACGAATGCGTCCAGCACCTTAGAAATAGCCGTCACCATCATTGTTGCATCATCGGTTGTTAACAATATGGGCGCAGCCTTATTTCAGGATGCCACTGCCAATGCATTAGCCGCTGCTGGATCATTGATTGCCACCGCTGGCGGTAATACCTGCATTAATTTCACCTACATCATGACCGCAGGCACTACATCTGCAACGACCTTTAGAGTTAGGGCTGGTGGCAACCTGGCTGGCACAACCACATTCAATGGCGGTGCTGGTGTGCAAATATACGGCGGTGTAATGGCTTCCAGAATCACAATCAAGGAATATCTACCATGAGTTTTAAAGTTGTTAGAAACAATGGCACTTTGGTTTGTTATGGGCCTAATGATGATAATTACGAGCCTTCATTAAAAGAAGGCGACGTTATCTCTATAGAAGAAACACAGCCTAAAACAGTGGAAACCGGAGAGCAGACTATCTCCCGTTTAGATAATGCTATCGAATCACATATCCAGACTATCGTTAAAGCAATGGGCTATAACAACCTAGAGAGAATGGCGGTTTATCTAAGCTCAACTAATCCCACTTGGGCAGCAGAAGCCGCAGCAGCCCCTAAATGGGTAACGGCATTATGGGAGAAAGCGCTTGTTATCCAGGCTGATGTTGAAGCTGATAAAAGGCCTATTCCCTCAGAAATAGAGTTAATCGCTGAAATGCCGCTATTTAAAGATTTTTTGTAACCTAAGCGCCTAAAAGAACGCGCAATTAATAATAAGGAATGGATATGGGCGAAGGTGCTTTGCAAGTTTGGCTGGTAGTTAAATGGATAATACCAGCAGCAATTGGCAGTGGATTAGCGGTATTTATAGACGATACGGAAAACAAATTAACCGCCAAAGCTTGGTGGTTTTTTTATGGAGCCTCCATTTCCGTTATTGCAGGTTCAGCCTTTATAGAATGGCAAAATATTCATGCACAGACTATGCAAGGCCTTATCTATTTTGGTATTGGCGTTTGGGGAATGGGTCTATCAATTCAAATCACCAAGAAAATCCCATTATTTATTAATCAGATAGCGGATAAAGCTTCATTAATTATAGATAAGTTCGCAGAGAAATTTCTAAAATGATACTTCACTACTTCTTAATCGCATTATTAGTCCTGGCTATTGAATATTGCGATGGCATCAACACTAAATTCATTCTGGACAAGATTGCACACGGAATTCTATTCCTAGGATGCATTACGGCTTCATCTACGGGCCACCAAGACATTTTTATGCTTGGGGTAATACTAACACTAGGGGTAGCTATGAAAAACGGCTGTCAGTCGCGTAATAGACGTTGTACGGATAAAGAGGCGAAACAATGATTAAACCTAGCTGGCTAGTCAAAGCATATGCACACGAAGGCTTAACAGAGGTTCCAGGAAAAGAGAATAACCCGACTATCGTTAAATGGCTGACAGAGCTTAAAGCATGGTGGAAAGATGACTTAACCCCGTGGTGCGGCACATTCATGGCGCATTGCTTCGGTGGCTATCCTTTGCCTAAACACTGGTACAGGGCTAAAGACTGGCTCAATTGGGGGATAGCTTTAGAAAACCCTGCTTATGGCTGCATCGTGGTGTTTAATCGTGCTGGTGGTGGTCACGTTGGGCTTGTCACAGGGGTTGATCAATTAGGCCGTTTATTGGTCATTGGTGGCAATCAAAAAGACAAAGTTTCAGTCGCACCATTTAACAGAGACCGCGTAGCTGGCTACCGCTGGCCTGTGTCCAATCTAAAGCCTAACTATAAATTACCTGTGATCAATAGTGATGACAAAAGCTCAAATAACGAAGCTTGAGGCGTATTACTTCCAAACAAAACTAAATAATTTCAGGGGGAAGCATGACAGACACCGTGTTTTATTCGGATGTAGGCTCAAGCAAGAAACTACATTCTATCTTTACTTTCCAGATACCAGCCCCAGGCTATTCCGGTGATTATGAAACGATTGAGTTTGATAAAAAAGGCAATGTCACGGTGTTTCCAGGATTCTCATGGGATGGGGCAAGCGGCCCAACGATCGACACCCCTGATACGGTATGTGCGGCGCTAGGCCATGATGTCGTGTATAAACTCATGGGGCAACGGCTTTTACCTTCAACCTATAAAGACTATGCCGATAAGTGGTTTTATGACAGGCTCATTAAAGATGGTGTATTGAGCTTTAGGGCATTTGCATGGTATAAGGCGGTACAGCTATTCGGCATCCCTAAACACAGCTTAGACGTGGTTAAACGTGCGCCTAAACCGCTGGAAACTGAAACTATTACTAATTATTCGCCATTAGTCGGTAGGTTCGTATAATGCCGCTTAACTTGAATATCGGGCAAATACTGCAAGCCATTATCATTGGTATATTGATATGGTTTTCATCTACCTTACTTACGATTAAAGATACCGTAACTACCTTACAAGCCAATAGCGCTAGAGACTTTGATTATGCCGCAGACCAACGTGCAGAGATAAGGCGCAGACTGGAAAGCTTAGAAATGAAAATGGAGCGGGTAGAGGGTAAATCATAATTTAATGTTCCCATGATCCATTTCGATTGAGCATTCAAACTGATGGGTATGCTTACCTTGGGTAATGGTGCATTTAGTGGGTAATAGTGGTTTAGGTTTATTAAACTCATAGAAAGAATGTAGAGATACGCCAGCAATTAAGCCGCATAAGAATAGTAATAAGTAAGGTATTTTGTTAATCATGGCGCAATTCACTCATAGAATTACCTTAGTTAGATTTTCTAAGAAAAATCGGTCGTCGTCATGAAGTTTTAACGAGGTTGGGCTGTCTAGGTAAAGCCTTAACTGTCCAGAAATATGCTCGCTGAGTTCTTCACGATGCTTTAGCCATTCTACGTTTCGCATCATTTTCTCTAATTGGTGAGAAATTAATAAATCACCAGCTATCCTACAATCACTCATACAACCTCCAGTTGTTATGGCATACTATCTGCCAAGACCTTAAGCCTAATAAAACAAAACAAACAGCACTAACACTACCCACAATGTTACTGTAACCCAAAATCCCCATCTTGCTATCCTATCTACATCAGACTTCTTCATTTCAAGTAAGTAACGCTCACGTTTAGAACAGTCATCATCAGAATACATAATAACCCCCATTTGTAGTTAACCATACTTAGCTTCCCAATGATCCATTGTTAATTGGTATTGCTTCTTAGCCCATCCTTCCGGTCTATCTGTGTTATAGGCTACCCACCATACATGTAACATGGCTTTATCGTGTGAACCTGTTTCCAGTAGCTTTGCAGCATATAGCTTATTTAATTCATTCATTGTAATAGTCATAAATTCCCTTTAAATACCTACTCCATAACACCCCAAGTTTCAGCTTGGCCTAATCAATCCTTTCGGATGGTGCTACAGGCTAGATACTGCCTCGAGGATTCGCCCTCTGCCTTTTACCTAACTACCCGTACGAGGTTCTTTTATTCCAAACAAGCAGGCGTGCCATTAAGCTCTGCAACCTGGTTGTAAGCTTTCTTAAAACCTGAATCTTTATTGCATGACATTTGCACAGCGACTTCATGCAAGCCAAGTTCTTCTGCTTTACAAATGAATTCTACTTCATGACCACCATTAGCAAATGATACGAAGAATGCATTAAAACTTAACTGTTTATGAATCAAGCATCCAGCCGTGCCATTACCACTAACCGCAATAGAACTTGCAGTAGGAATGTTTGGCGCTTCTACTTTGTCACCAGCTACGTTAGTCGTTGTTGAATTGCTAGAGTTATTGGAATTGTTGGCAGCAGAACCTGAGATAGCACCTGCGTTAGATGATGAGCCAGAAATTGCACCAGCATTAGCTGTTCCACCCAAACCGATAGCCGTTGCATCTGCATCACCGCCTTGACCACCAGCGCCACCCTGACCGCCTACACCTACGCCAATACCGATGCCTGTACCATTACCGCCAGCACCTCCCGTATTACAATTATTTCCGTTATTACCGCAAGGATTTGCATTGTCATTCCCTGCATGTGCCGTACTGATTACACTTAATAAAGCTAGAGCCATTAACGTCTTATTCATTATTTTTACCCCTATAGTTACTAGATACCGTCTAGTGCGGTTTACTTAATTACCAGTCTTTGCGTATGATTTAGCACGCACCCATCCACAACCTTACCTTCTTTGATAGCCGCTGCAATGGCTTTCTTGTCTGGTGCTGGTGGTGGCGCTTCTGCTTGGCGCATATACTCTTTTGGAATCAAGGATTCATCAGCCACAAATACCGAAGCAGGATTATTCTGCAAAGCAATCGTGAAAGCCGGACATTCAACTTTATGGATACCTGATTTAACCATATTCTCAAATAGCCAGTGTTCAATACGATCGGCTTGCTTATCAAAGGCCTTTTTACGCTCTTGGAGACGCTTAATCTCTTCGTCAATAGCAACAGCAGGGGCACGTAGGTTTTTAATCACATAGCCGTAAGATTCAATCTTTGCTTCAATGGCTAATGCCTCCCCTTCCAAAGTATCTTCGATGGTTTGTTCGTCTAAATCCAGCGCCTTTAACTTATTCTCCAAGTCAAGGCGCTCTCCTGTGAGTTGATATAAAGTAGCCATTAGAAAGGTGCCTCTTCGTCATCAAAAGCTGATGGAGAGCTTGAATAAGGCATAGCTTGATTGCCAGTTAACGGTTTCTCGCGGCGATCATAAACAGGACGCGCCATTAACGCCGTAAGCATTTTTTCTAGCTTTTCAGGTTTTGTGGCTTTATCTATAATCTCAGAGGCAGTAAAACCTGTATCGGCTTCAAATACGCCATACACATTAACACGGTCAGAATCAGCGCCAGTTTCAATGTTGGTGGACAATTCTTGCTGTAACAAGAAGCCAATGCGCTTACCCATTAATTCAGGGTAGCCCTCTGCCTTTGCCTTAACCATTGCTTTAGCGTCTTTATCCCATTTTTCAAACTCAATGATACCGTCAGTCACTTCGCGCAGTTTAGCGCAACACAAAATAGCATTGACTAATGCGTAGCCAGGTAATTTTTCACCTTTAGCATTCATGGTATAAATATCCAGATAATTAGCCGTGTCGCCATTGTCTGTTTTGAATGAGAATCCAACGCCTTGTGTATCTTTCTTGCTCAGTAACTTTTCAGCGCGTGTAATTATGCCAATATACTTACCCGATGTCTTGATAGACTGATTGGTTCTGTCTGCATTCTTAGCCTCGTTAAAGTCTGTTTTGAAACCCATGTTATAACTCCTAAATTATTTAATGTCGTAATACTCTGTGATAGCTTTATCGACTGCTAACAAGTCGTTTTCGATATGCTCGTCCTCAAACATACCCAAAGGCGTTTTAACGGTGTCCACACCA